GAAATTACAAACACTGGTTATCTTGTTGAGCCGCAATTTATCGTCAAGTATGGCTTGAGTTTGCAAGTTGATGGCGGTGAAACGGAAAAAGCGGAAATTTACGGGGCTGATTTGACAGCAGGAAGGGACATTGGTCCTGCATTGAATGGTTCAGAGCCCGCTCACTTGCATCCAGTGTTTGCGATTCGCGCTAAGGAATTCGCTGAAAATAACATCCTAAACATCTTACAGGGTCTCCCTAAATCTTTGAATGTTTTAACCAATAGTGCAACAGAACTAGTGGTTATTCGCGATCCAGTGTTTTCTTCAATGGAAGAAAGTGTTGGTCATATTAATGGTACATTGCCTCAAGATAGTGATGGTGGATATGGACTAGCGGAAGCATTCCTGCTTGGTCCTGATGGAACTAATCCTGACGTGCAGCTTGTCACTGAAGAACCTGAAGAATTGCCGCTGGCGATTGAGGATCTTTACACCTTGACGGATATGGGCACGCTTGAGGGGAATTTCCTGCTGCGAAGGACCGTTAATGGTAAGGAGCTGAGCACGTTTTTCGCTGCAGCAAACAAGCCCGTCAGCATTGATCTGACCAAAATTTACGATTTGGTTCGCGAATCAATTACCACTGAATATGACAGTAAGTTCGACTTCCCAGTTAATAATGAAAACATTCAAATTACCAACATCAGTGGTGCGGGGCTGATCACCACCAATCGCAAGCATACGCTTGAAGCCGGCTTCCGTTTTGTCATTGGCACTCGCACGTTTTATGTGCTTACAGCCCCCTCCAATACGACACTGACACTGTCTGAAACTTTTGGGGGTTCGTTGTATAACGATTACGCCGCTGATGGCATCGTGGCGCCATTTTATGGAACAGCATATTACGACTTGATTATTTCCAATGCAGTGGCATCAAGGGCTCGTCCGATTGACCAAGGCATTGTTGTAATTGCAGCTCGTCGAGTGGTTGATTCATTGTTGACCACCACTCTTGACGAGAAAGATGCCGAATGGATGAGGACATACAATTGTTCGACGACTAACACCTATAATGTGATAAGTCCAGCGCCTGAAGTGAGGGCGTTCCTTAACTACGGACTGCGATAAGCATGGCGGACGGAAGTTCTATTGTCAATCTGACAGCCAGCGGTCTTCCAACCGAATTGGAAGACCGCGCCTATTCATTTTGTCTAGGCACGCAGATTCTGCAAAATCCCACGCAGGATCCCCGAGTCGGCACTTTGTCATTCAAGATTTCCCCCGACATGTTTGACGTGGCGGTGAGTGGCAATACTGTAGGTACTACGGCTATTGGCCTTGCTACCAGCACTAACATCTCGACGGTTTCGACATGGCGAGCTGCTAATGAGCTGAAGGATGATGGCATCACTTATGGCGTATATGCCGTAAGCGTGGCTGAAAGCTATGGAAATGGCGGAGTTGTGAATGTTGCGGCTGAAGGGCAATCAATCGCAACTGTGGTGAAAAATCGCACTGCCAGTGGTGCGAGCATCATCAACAATACGTTTGATTCCACTTCACATGGTTATACAGCAGGCGATGCAGTGGTGATTGTTAGCGGCGACCCGCCAAGTCCGCTCCAACTCGATCAAACTTACTACGTCATTCCATCTGGCACAGATCAATTCCTGCTTGCCACTTCTCGAGAGGCGGCCATTTCTGGAGTGGGCAATGAAGTGGATATTACGACAAACACTGGTCCTATCTACCTAGAAAGTGACGACGTGTTCGAGGTGAAAAGAGATGGCAACACTGGCGTTGTCACTGTTGCAAGGAACGCCGTCAATATTCACACATTTAATGGCACCACTCTTTCTACATTGCGACCTTTCTTTTGGTCGAGAGAGAGCAGCAATAGCGCTACAATTCCAGTATTCAAAGCGGTCAAAGTCAGCGGAGCGTCTTAATCCATGGCCCAAAACAAACTAATCACTGACCTTGTATCGCTGGTCACTCCAAACAATGATGACGTGTTTGTCATTGTTGACAATACAACCAACCCCTCGCTGTCTGTAACGAAGAAGATCTCCTACGCCGATTTGAAGGAGAGTCTTCAGGATATGATTGATTTGCTGGTGACTGCAGGCACTGGCATCAATGCTGTTTATGACGATTCTGGAAATACTCTCACACTGTCTGTAATTGCTGACAGTACAGTTCAACAAACGATTGTTTCGTCTGGTGCTGGCGCTGGCAATATCGGCACTCGCCGCGAGCTTAACTTCATTCCTGGAGCCAGCATCACTTTAAGCGGTGTTGACAATCCGTCTGGCAATCGTGTTGACTTGACGGTTAGCACCACGGCAGTATCTAGCGGCAGTAATTTATCTGCCAGCGGCACGTCCTATGGCGTGTTCGCTTCCAGTAGCGATGCTGGTGATGGCACTCAGAATCTACAATTCCGTCCACTGAAAGAAGGAAGTGCCAGGATTGACTTGGCATTAGACGATAGTGGCAATTCGATTGCAATTGATGTTGATCCATCACAGATTAACATTAATGATCTCGCCATCACTTCCCCCCTTGCATTGGCTCAAGGTGGCACAAATTCAACGACAGCGTCTGGAGCACGAGCGAATCTTGGTGCTGCAAAAGCTGGCGTTAATAGTGACATTACTGCAATTAGTGGTTTAACCACTGCATTGTCAATTAGTCAAGGCGGCACGGCTGGCACCACTTCTCAAGATGCACTGCAAAATCTTGGTGGCTTGAAATATGTTGCAGACGTAGCAACTGTTGGTGAAAGCTTGGTTGTCAACCAAAGCACGCTTGTTAGTAATGAATACCGCTCTGAGCTGAAGGGTATTCGAGCAGCAACTAACAAAATTGCAGTTTCAACAATTTCTAATGATGTTGCAATTGATGTTAATGCTGATAATGTTCTGAATGCTGCAACGAACAATGTCAATTTCAATGCTGTTCGACTGACTAATGTTGGTGCGCCAATTTCTTCTAATGACGTAGCAACTAAGGCTTACACGGATAGTGTGGCTCAAGGTCTAGTGGTTAAGGAGGCAGTGCTTGCTGCCACCACAGGCAATCTTTCGGCCACTTATGACAATGTTGCTCAGACGCTCACGCTAGGTTCTACGGGGGCCATTTCTATTGACGGCATTGCTGTTACGACCAGTGGTGAGCGCTTTCTGGTTAAGGATCAGACTACTGGCTCGGAAAATGGCATTTATGACGTGACCACTGTTGGCGCGTCTGGTGTTGCGGCAGTATTCACTCGTTCTGCTGATTTCAATACTGGCTCCGAAGCCGAAGCGGGATCTTTCTGCTTCGTGTTGAGTGGAAGCACAAATGGCAGCAAGCAATTTGTGCAAACCGTTCAAAATCCAACGCTAGACAGCACGGCATTGGTGTTTACCACTCTTGTGGACACCAGCATTGCAGATGATGCAGTGGATAATGCAAAGCTTGCAAACATGGACGCCTTGACAATTAAGGGCGCCATTAGCAGCGGCAATCCAGATGACTTGACTGCCGATGAGGTGATTACAGTCATCAACAGTGGTGGCACAGTGCAGTTCGATGCAGCGAGGGTGGACCTGTCTTCAGTGGCAGCTCTGTCTGGAGCTACGTTTACGGGGCCAATTACTGTTCCCACGGGTTCCACGTTGAGTGGTTATGCAGAGTTTGATACAGCTCAAACTTTCACCAAAGCTCAGCGCGGTGCAGTGGTTGCATTAGCTGGTAGTGGTGTTGTGACGCCTGATTTTTCTGCTGCCAACAACTTCACGATGACACTGTCTGGCACTACTACTATTGCATTCCCGAGCGGCGTTGCAAGTGGTCAAAGTGGTGCCATTCGTATTGAGCAGGGTGGTAGCTATACGGTGAGCTATAGCGGGAATTGGCAGTTCCCTGGTGGCTCCCCTCCGAACAATACGACGACCAGTGGTGCGGCTGATCTATTGGTTTATTACGCACACACAACTACTGGCATTACAGCTCAATTGCTGACAAACGTCGGTTAATATTTGTCCAGCATCGTTTTCGTTTCTCTGTAGTTTCCAATGGCAATTCCAGGTTCAGCGCATCCAATGATGATGGCTTCCCTTGCGGCGGAGCCTGAAGGTTATGCCATTGAGCGCAGTTTGCGTTTTAACAGTAGTGACAGTGCCTACTTAGGCGCCACTTTCGGCACACCAACAGATCAAGATATTTTTACCTTGTCGATGTGGGCAAAGCGTTCTGCGCTTGGCAGTACACAGCATTTGTTTGGTGTTTCAACAAACCATAGCTTTGGATTTACGTCGGGAGATGCACTTAATTTAACTTTTGGTGGCAGTAGCGCACTCACTACAACCGCTCTGTTTCGAGATCCGTCTGCTTGGTATCACATTATGTGGGTGCAAAATGGCACTGCACATACTTTGTATGTAAACGGCACAAGTGTCGGCACTGCAACTGCTACTAGCGATACGTTTAATACTGCCGTAGCACATCAGATCGGTGCGGGTAACACAACTAATTTTTTTAATGGCTACCTAGCCGACATCCACTTCATCGATGGCCAAGCCCTAACCCCCAGCAGCTTCGGTGAGTTCGACACCAACGGCGTGTGGCAACCCATTGAATACGCTGGCAGCT